GTTGAGCACCATAGCCACCTTGTTGCAGGTTCAGGGCACCACCAAGCAGACCTTGACCGAAGGTTACTTGTTGTTGTCCTGCCTGCTGTGCCTGAGCAGCCAACTGAGCATTGCGCTGTTGCTGGGCATTGTAGAAGGCTTCCATAGCAGGGTTAGCAGCCCGTAAGCCAGGAGCACCGCTAGGAGTCTCTCCCGTAGCGCCCATAGACAGGCCACCAGTGCCTGTACGGAACAGACGATTCTGCAACTGTGCTAAGGCACGCTCATCTGACGGAGCAAGCAGTTCTTGCTGCTGAGCCATGTAGCGTTGTGCAGCAGCCTGCGGAGACTCTGCAACATACTGCTGTCCTAAGTTAAACAAGCCTTGAGCAGCTTGGTTGACTTGGCCTTGCATAGCCTGCTGCTGCTGTGCCTGTTGCAGCGCACCGCCGGAGATACCCAGCAGTGCCTCACGCATAGCAGCAACATCAGGAGCAACCTGATAGCCAGCACCAATCAGACGACCACTGGGATCATACTGAAAGCCACTACGACCAAAGCGGGTGGTAACACCTACAGGACGGAATTGAGCCTGCTGTGCAGCAGCTTGACCAGCTTGTTGAGCAGCGCCAGCAGCTTGATTAGCAGCATAAACATTACCAGCGGTACTAATTAAGCCACTTAAAAGGCCAGTGTAATCAATAGCCATTAGTAGGTACCTCCGTCAATAGTACCGGAGAAGGTTCCAGACAGGGTTAAATTCACCATCGTAGTAGTTCCTGTATGTGCTCCGTTGTTAGCATCAGGCTTAGAAGCAACTGCGGAAGCAATGTTGTTGTATTCCGTATCAATTTCTGTGCCCTTGATGATCTTAGCGGGGTTACCAGAGACAAGACCATCCTTAATCGCAAAGTTAGTTGTTTTCGTGTAATTGCTCATTACCTCGTCTTCCCTACTTTAGTAAATACATCAAGTTTCTGGATTGAAATAGGCCGGGTGTTCACAGTTGTCTCAAAACCCAACTGAATAACCTTACCTGATCCACCGATATTGATGATCTTGTTGTCGAATGCAGAACCACCGTATTCAGCGATATTGTACTCTGCAATATTGTATTCTGCTACAGCGGCATTGTCCAGAGAGAACTGTCTACTGTTCAAAATGTCACTGTAGTCGTAACCAAACTTAAGAACAACAGGATAACCCTGTCCACCGATTGTTGTGATTCCAACCTTCTTCATGATCTTCAGGGCCGTAGGCACACCGAAGTCAAAGTAGTTGGTGTAATACTTCATTACATAAGTATCGGTATTGTCTTTGTAGGTATCGTACTTAGCAATGTAGCCTGCCTTGCCTAGCAACAAGTCCTTGTTACGGGTGTAACACAAGGCCGTAGGAATGCTTCCGTCCCAGGTCGTGGCCCGTGCAGCACCGTTAGGTAACTGCATCCGTAAGTCAAAACAGTAGACAAGGCCCGTAACTGGGAAGGTTATGATGTAGAAGCCTTCTTTGTCCGAGTGCGAAGCCTTGATGTTGATTGCTGTTTCCAGCCCCATCGCAGCTACTAAGTCATCCCGCACATTGGCACTGATGTCACGCATCGGTGCAGACTTCTCTTGGATTGTTCGCATCAGTGACTTCACGCCACTGTCCGACAGGAAATACACATCTGAGCCCGTTGTTACCACAGAGTCCCGTGCAAAGCACCCAACACCTGTGATAGCGTCTTGTAGGCTCATTGAGGCCGGTTCCTGGGCATTGTTGTAGATCAGAATCTGCCTACGACCAAACACAATCAGGAAGCCGTTATGAGCCGCTAGAGCCACAATCTCATCTGCACCAGCAGGCCATACTTGGCTCAGGTCTAAAGTGCCTGCTGTGCCCGTAGACAGTACATGACCTGCAAGCAAGTCAGAGAACTGTATGGTTGTCTTGTTTGTAGTGTTCGTGGCAGACCATGTACGACCATAGGCGCTGATCACACAGTTGTTGTTTGAGACGGTACCGACATAGCCGGACTTCTCAGACACACGCCTGTAGGTCGTGGATGACACCGCAGGATCAAACACCAGAGGATCGTGACCCTCCTGATAGATGTACAGGACACCGTTCAGCGGAGCCATCTGCCAGTCATTAGCAGTGATCGTAGGGGCTGTACCGCCACCACCGTAGGTTAGTTCAGACAGTGTGCTACCAGACAGCTTAAACAGCTTATTGTTACCAGCAGCGACAATGTATGATGTTCCGTCATTAGCAATCAGTTCAGCAATGCTTTCAACTGCATTAGAACCAAGAGCACCCAGTGTGCTGTGCGCTGGAGTCCAACCCTTACGAGCACCGATACGACCAAACTTGTCAATGACACAGTTGGTGGCTACGGTGGCGTAGCCAGACTCCAGAGACACCACACTATCCTGCGTGTTCAGGCCATAGAAGCCTGGAGCAGAAATAGATGTAGTTAACAGTTTTGCAACCATTATACATCCGTCCAAGTCACTTGTTCATCGTAACGATTAGATTCCAGTGCAATAGCGTCTGCTAGAGCTAAACGATACTTCTGGTACAGTTCAGAGAACGACTGTCCACCGTCTTCACCTCGTTCAGCCACAGCGTTAGCATAAGCCAGCATCTGAACCAAATGTGGAGGAACCTTTACAGTATCAGCGTTATTAGCTAAATCTGCTTGTGGAATGTAAAGGTTAAACCGTAACGAGTAGACAGCATCCGGTTGAGGCCACAGTTCCACAGAAGTGTCACCGTTACTGTCTAAGCCGACAAAGTTGTAGTAGATCGGAGCAGCATTCTGGACATCTGCGAGGTAATATTGACGATCAATCCATGTACCGTCAGCCTGCTGCATGAAGATGTCTTCAGTGTTGTTTAAGACATCAGCAACCCTGAACCTACGACCAGAGCCTGTCAGTGTGTATTCACGCTGTCCGGCCACTGTTGGCACGACAATCGTGGACTCTAAGGCACTCCACTGATAAGCATCTTCAATTTCACGCTTTGCGTCATTGACTAAGACACCAATCAAAGAACTATAAGGAGTGTCTCCTACAGAGGACACAGTAGTTTCTCTTAGTCGTATAAGAACATTGTTAACTAAATCTAAGTAAGTAGTAAGCATTCTTATAGTTCCTTTATGCTATACAGTTATTATAGCCTTGTTGTCGAAAGCTGTCAAGCATTATTTTTATCAGTGTTGTAATTTAGCAACAAGTTGTACGAAAGCAAAGATGACAACTACGATTGCCCAAGCACCCATGCCCATGTTCACCCATCGTTCAACCTTACGGTCAACTTTGTTGTACTTGTTGTCTAGGTCTTCAGTCTTGTCTTCCAGGGCAGTGATGCGCAAGCCTTGTGCTGCCTGACGCTCTTCAACGAGGATCAGACGGGTTACAGCATCAGTAAGTTTGTCTACTTTTGTTTCTATTCGCCTTAAATCTTCGTTGAATCCAGCGTCCATGTTACTTCATCTTCTTCTTAGGTTTAGACATGCCAGCCTCAGACAGAGCGATTGCCACGGCCTGCTTACGACTCTTGACAACAGGGCCTTTCTTGCCACTGTGCAGAGTACCTTCTTTGTACTCTTTCATAACCTTACCAACTTTGTCTTGCTTTTTCATGCTTTCTCCTAGAGCTTGCTTAAGACGCTATCCCACACATGGTAGCAGAGCACTAATAAGAAGATGATTGCAGTTAAGTAAAAACCATTAGCAATCATTTCCTTCTTACGCTGCTTAGCTATCTTAGCAGCATGGTCTCGCTGACGCTTAATCTTAGTTCTTTCAGCCATCATAGAGCGATAGGCTTCTTGTCCGTACACACCGGCTATAAGAATATACAGTTCATATTCCATTTTAGCCAATCGTTCTCGGTGTAGTACGATGTCTAAGGCTTCCTGTTCAATTGATCCTTTACCAAGAAATTTACCTTTCTTGAGGTCACTTTCCTTTTTGGCAGCACTTTCGTTGAAGGACTGGACAGCCGAGTACCATTTACCAAGCTGTCCTGCAACACTTTCAATTTCTTTGCCAGCCTTTACGAGCTTTTGTACGGTGTTAAATGCCGTAACAGCTACTCCAAAGGCTGTTACCGGATCAATCATTTAGTCCTCTTTATAAGGTTGTTACTTCTTTCCAGCTTACAGTAGGTTCATCCCAGGCATAACGCTTAGGAGGTTCTCCAGTACCAGCATCAGCAGGCATAGGAACGGGAGCATTCCATTGGCAGGTTTCCTCGTTTAGAACCCAGCTTGCAAACGGCTTGGGAGGAATAAAAGCATCACGCTGACTATCGTATGTAAAACCGACTCCAGCATAATTTTTACGAATCTTAGCGTTATAAGATGTTTGGATCCAAGTCCCACCAAAGAGATTTCTACAAAAAGAAGCTCCTTTGTATTCTTGCTCCACGCCATTTTCGTCAAGCAATTCGTTGTTATGGACCACAATAACTTGCAAAACTGTGTTGTTGAGGCCGATTTCAGCAAAATGTGCCATTTTCGTCCTTTAAAAAGTAATGCTTCCAGAAGCAGTAAAAGTGTAAATAGTTCTATCACCAGATGTAGTGACATCCGGCGATCCTGTCGTTGAAGCTGCGGGACGGGTAGCAGAAATTATAACAACGCCAGAACCCCCAGATCCTCCAGGGGTCCCCGCACCGTTACCCCCACCACCGCCACCTCCTCCTCCACCTCTGTTTGTAGTACCAGAACCCGCCGCTGTACCGCTGTTACTACCAGCGCCACCGCCACCAGACCCCCCTGTTCCATTTGTTCCTGATGCATATCCAGCGCCGCCTCCACCACCTGCGTAAGTTACAGATGAACCGGAAATTGATGAAGCGGTTCCATTACCGCCGTTTCCGCCATTGTCTCCACTACCATTCCCTCCAACAGCACCGGAACCGCCGCCACCGCCACCAGAACTAACTGAAGAACCGTTTCCACCATTATTTCCTTGTGATGGAGATGTTGATGGGGTGTTACCCGCACCGCCAGTTCCAGTTTGTGCTGCACCTCCACCAGAACCACCAGAAAGGCCATTAACTCCATTGGGACCAAAATAAGCCGAGCCCCCACCGCCACCAGCAGAAGTGACAGAATTAAAAACAGAAGAATTTCCAGTTGTTCCTTCTGTATTTGCAGTAGAGCCGCCACTTCCACCTGCGCCAACTGTAATTGTGTAGGTAGTTCCTGGAGTAACATTTAAATTAGTACCTGAGCGAAGCCCACCGG